CCTCTACATTACCCCCACAAATATCCGCAATATATAAAAGGCTTTTCAAATAAGAAATCTAGCGAACGGAATTTTCCGTTGGCCAAATGATTTGTATAAAAAACGCCCCCTGGTACTACAATTAGCACCAGGGAGCTTATTTCACTTTGTTCTAAAATTCTACTCTAGAAAAAGGAATTGCTTTTCAAAAATTCATTATTCCCCACCTTTCATGTAATGGGATCGCCCTTTTCTCGCTGCGTCTGTTGGTTGTATTTGTACAGGCTCCTCGACACCTGACGGCCATCCAGAGAAACTGTTGTATCTTTATCGTTGACTGCCTTAGTAATCATTGCACCGATTGCCATGACCGCATTGATGACTCCGGTATTAGCAGAAGCGATACCGTCAACGATTTGGTCATTGTTCGCCACCGCCGTCCGATTCCCGATTTGACCTACCATCTCAGCCCCATTCTCGCGGGCGATGAACACCTCTCCATGCTCAGGAAATCCGCCGGACGCGTATGCAGTGATATCCTGAATAGAATAGCTGTTGGCCGAACGGGAGGCAAATGTAGACTTGGATTCAACCGAAAGCGGGACAGCTTGCCCATTGTTAGCGAACCCTTTTAAAGAGGATAGCAGACTTGTGTAGGTTGCCATTTTATTGATAGCCGTTTCAAGTTTTGGTATCACCCCGTTAAGCTCTGAGATCAAATCGTCAAGTCCACTCGACACTTTGCCAACACTATCCGACATATCTTGAATGGGGTTATCTGAAAATAGCCCAATAAACTTGCCAACAATGGAATTCCATGTAATTGACCCAAGGCTTTCAGTATATCCAGTTATTTCCCCAGCAAAGTCCCGTAAGTATGATGTAAATTTGGACATATCGGTTTTCAGTGTTGGGATGGAAGCATTTACTCGATCCAGCTCAGGCGCTAACCGCTGCGACAGCGATTCCGCGACCTTCGTTAGAGATTCAACGAAAAGGAGGAAGGCCGCAGCCAATTCAACAAGAACTGCCGTTCCAACTCCAATTGCAGCCGGAAGTAAACCACTCGTCCCGACTGTCACCGCCCCCAACGCAGCTGTTACCACCCCGATAGCAACAAGAGTTCCAGTGCCAACACCAATTGCAGTTGCAATATTTTCCCCATTGTCCAGGACGGGTTGCCATGCGCGGCCTATCTCGTCAAGTCCTGTTCCAATGGCCCATACCTCAACCAAAAAGAGGCCACTTGCAAGACCCACTTCGGCGAGGATAGCTGTTCCAAGCCCAATATTAACTGCCAGAGAAGCGCCGCCAACAGAGCCAATAGCAGCTGTTGCAAGGCCGACTCCGATTAGAATATTAGCACCCATAAGTGTAGCCGCTGCAACAGTCTCGCCGTTTTCAATGACTGGCTCCCATGCCTCACCGACTTCTCTGAGTTCCACGCCAAGCAAGGCAATTGCGCCGACAATGAGCAGTGCGGCCGCCGAAACTTCGGCAATAACAGCCAGCCCAAGCCCAAGATTCCCGGCAAGGGATTTTAGACTTGGAGAGAGGCTTGTGGTTATAGAATTATTAACCGCACCCACTGCACCTCCTGCCGCTACTATTGCGCTAGACGTACTGGATAGCGTTGTAACGGCCTGTGTAATTCGTTGCATTTGCCGAAACTCGATTAACGCACCAATCAATGTCCCCAAGCCGCCAACCATTGCAACGGCTCCACCAATAATAGTCGGCCAATCAACCCCGCTCCAATCTCCACTTTTTATAGCTTCCCAATTCTTTTTAAGCTCCTCGATTACCATCACAGAGCCGACGAGGAATGCTCCGGCCCCCATCAGAGCTTTATTATTGGTTAGGCCGCCGATGCCAACAAACACTTGTCCGATGCCTCTAGTAATATTCAGAACATCATTTACATCGAAACCGTTATCAACGATACCCTTTAACCCTTTTACGATGTTCGTAAGTCCAGCGACAAGCATAAGTGCACCGCCAAACTTTGTAGCCCCTAATATCATAAGGGCACTGCCAACAGCGCCAGCAAAGCCAGCAATCATATCTGTTACATTGTCAAATGTTGGGCCTTCATTGAGGACACTTTTCAGCCCCCTAATAAACTGGTTTACTCCATCAATAAACAAGCCGAATAATCCAAGCATCGGAAGTAGCCCAGACAATGCCGATCCAGCCCCCAAACCACCAAGCAGCTTTTGCAAGGCGGACAGCCCGGAAATCAAGCCTTCCGCAATTTTCCACGCCGCAAATCCAGCCGCAATTCTTAAAACGATGTCAAGTAACGGCTCTAGCTGCTTTTTTAACTCGTCTGTCTGCGACTTAATGCCTGCAAGCATATCTTCATCCCAAATGCTTGGGATTTCAAGGTTATCAGACCATTCAATATTAGCAGAAGCACCTATATTTGTGGCCTTCTCTTGTTTGTTTAAAATATTTAGTTCGTCAATTCCGATTAGTTGTCCCCGCAGCTTTTTCGCCGCATCAGTAGCGCCCTCGATGGAACCCGTTGCATCCTCAAAATTATCACCTAGTCCTGAACCAAATTCCCAATCAGATGGATCCCACTCAGGCATTGAAATATTGAAGAAACTAGCCATTGCCCGCACACCGTCCGATAAAGTGGAGACAAGCGCACGTATCCATGGAATGACACTCATAACAATCGGAAGTAAGAGGTTTCCAATTTCACGGGATAATAGCGTGATCTGCTGCCGCAAGACACGCATAGCATTTGCTGGGCTTTCCAATGTTCGCGCAAAGTCCCCAATTGCTCCAGTACGGGAAACACCCTCCATAATGGCCAGGGAGCGCAGAAGGGCTTTTTCTTGCTGACTCATAGACTCTACAGACGCATCTATCCCATGGGCAAGAGCATATTGCTTTAGGGCCGCTTCTGAAATATCAACGCCAAGCCGCCGAATCGCTTTTGTTTCACCAACAAATCCGGATTGCAGCCGCGTAATACTTGACTGCACATCTTCATTGTACAAAGAGGACGTATCGTAGGCAAGTTCAGTCAAGCTTTTACTCAACTGATATGCCTTATCCCCAGTCAGCCCGAATCCCTTTGCAAGACTCATAAGCGTGGCTTGTGAATCCATCCATTCTTTCGGGTCTATGCCAAGCTTTGATGAAACGAGTTGGGAATACCTATAAGCCTGATCGTAATATTCCCCCATTGCAACGCCGAACAAATTAACCGTTTCCGCATAATCAACGACATTTTTTACTGCTGACTTCAAGCCCCTGCCGATGCTATAAAATCCAAGCCCCGCTGCAACAGTCCGCCGGATATTCCGGACAAGATTATTTAATGGACGGTTAGTTCGTTCAACTGTTGTCCGCATTTGTTGAAGAGCTGCGGTCTGTCTGTTTGTTGCCGTCGAGGCTCCGCCCATCACCGATCTTAGACGCTCTAGCGTTGCCGCAAGTTCTTCAAGCCGTTTTGTTGCAGTGTCCGATGTTGCACTTATTTCAATTTGTAAACTATCAATATCAACGGCCATAGTGCCACCACCTTTCAGATAGGCACTTGGCACTGTGGCACTTGGCACTTAAATATAAGAATATCCCCGCCATCTCATATTGAGATAGCGGGGAGCGTTGATTATCTGTTTTGAAGATATATTATGGCATCCTCTTCAAAAAGATTGTCGCTTTTTACGCAAAGGGCATAATTCGCATTCAAAGAGGCGGTTGGTGTTTCATAGGCAAGCACGTATTCCTTAGATAGTCCTGGGTTTACCGTGTCTAGCATCATATAGTTCTCATACTCTGTTAAAATCCCAAGCTCTGAGTTTGCTTCATACTCTGAACTGTTTTCATCAATACCGTCCAACAACACAAAATTCAAGTTGTTTACAGCGTAAGGATCAGTACTATCATTTGTGATTTTGACGCGCAAAACAACATAATTTGCATCTGTTGAAATTTGGAAGTCACCAGAGCCTAGTGTGGTTTTGTCCTCAACTGATGTCACACAAAATACAACATCACTTTTATTCGCCACTTGTTCACCCAAATACGCAACATTTTCATAGGCGGTTTCGTCCTGTTTGTCAGAACCTACTATGCCCTCTAGGCCGCCAGAAAACTGTGACAAGCCATCAATCATCATGCCGATTAAGCCCATCGCCATCATGATCGCACAAACAGCCGCTAACCAAGGATGCTTTTTCATGCGAATTACACCTTCCTTTCTCTTGTAGCTTAACATGGGAGAGGCGTAGTCGCAACTCTTTTCTCCGCTATCTCTATAACAAGGTTGTCAAGGTGCAATTTGCATCAATGAAAAAATCTGACGGCGCAATTTTGCGCTGTGAAATCTCATTGGATTTAGGGGTTAGTGTTTTCAGACAGGTTAGGCCATTTTTTGCCTGTGTTCTTTCAGAACAATAATCTTTCTGCCCTCAATCTTCACCACGGCGGATGCCATGCCGCGGGAATTGATGATCTTTTCAATCAATTGAATGTTGTCTTTGGTTAGCGTGATATTCTCCATAACTAACACTCCTGCGGCGCGAACTTTATATGTAGTATTATATAACAAAACCAATGATTTTGCAATATTTTTGGCACTTTTATTATCTGGCAAACGGACTCTTTGCCACAATTACTGTGAGGCCGTTCACTAGATCGGAAAGGTCTCCGCCCTGGTATACAAATTTTTCAATCTCACGTTTTGCCGTCTCCGTGTCCGCTCCCATACAATACGCTGTATAAGCCACCAGGAATGTAAACGGACGGTTGGTTAGATCATTCCATGTACTACCCAACCGCTCAATCTCCAAAAGGCTATCTAGGGTAATAGGCTTATTCTCATAGGTTTTCCCGTTGATGGTCATAGATATGTCTCCTTCTGTAAAGTTGAGTTATTCCCATCAAAAATAATGTTTCAGACCTTCGGCAGCTCTGCGGGCTGCGTCAGCCTGTTCCGCTCCCATCCTGCGGGCCTCGTCCTCTGCCGCTGTTCCATTCTGATCTACCGTCACGGCATCGGGGGTTTTGCGGGCCGCTGCGCTCACAATGTCGTTGACTTCATTAGCGGCTACCTGCTCTGTTTTGGTAATGGTCGGCTGGACGTGTGCGCCCCACCTCTCCTGAATCTCCCGCAACGTCCCTTCAAGTGCCTTTGCACTGGCTCCGGCAATTACAACATCGGTTTCGTTTGGCCGCCCATAATCGATTCCATGATATTTCCTGTTCGGCAAAAGATCGGTGCTGTGACCATCTCCATTTTGCGGGGCATACAGATAGAGGGCATCAAAGCCACGTTCAATAGCTTCTAAATCCCGCATATAGTCGGGCAGGGAAGGGGCGTTGATATGATACCCGGCCTTTTCAGCGACGGCATTTAGGCACCGCAGGGCCACAAAATTCCCAGCGGCTTGCTCCACCATAGCCTCAATTTCTACTTGCTCCATCTTCAAATCAAAATCGTGGTATGTGCGGAGTTGGGCAAGGAAAGCCGGGTCCGCTGTCTCACGAATCCACGTATAGAGGGCGGAACGCATTTCTTTAATTTGCGCCGCTACTTCTGTTTTTGTATTTGTAAGTTGTTCGCGGACGTTCTGAATCCCAGCACTTTTCGCTTCCGCTATTCTTTTTTCAAAGTATTCCTTCTGATAGACCCCTTGATTATCCAACTCTTGACGATACCCTGAGTAAGCCGAATTAACCCCGGCAATATGACGGTTCTTGATGTTAATAAGCTCCCCTACTGCCTGTTCTGCGGCCTTGCTTACTGCGGTATATTTGATTTCTGGCATGGTATAAAATCCTCCTTTAGTTAATACAAAAATGCTTTACAAATCCCTCTGCGGCCTCTGGCGGATACATATAAATTTTTCCAGTTTCCCAGCACCAACGCGCCCACTGCATAGCCTCTCTGGGAGTAATATCCCATCGGCTCCCGACCAACTGGGCATCAAGCCAGCCCTTTTGAATGTGGTTGTAAATCGTCTGCCGGGAAATGCCTGTGGCCTGTTCCAGATCCTTTGTTGTCATGAGCCATCATCCAGTACAACGGATTCAGAAATTCGCCGTTCCAACTCTTGCGGGTCCATCTGCGGCCCAAGCGGGCCATTCCCCTGCGGAATATCAATTTGCACAGTATCTGCGTGGTCAAAATGGTTCTTCAGCTGGAAAATTGCCATTGCTGCATCAGCATTTCGATAAAGGGCCGCATTTATCAAAATGTCAGCCATAATATCCTTAACTTCAAGGATAAACTGTGCCGTTCTGCTCTCTGTGTTGCGCGAAACCCATCTGTTTAGTGCTTGTCTGGAAATCCCGAATCCAAAAGTAGCTAACCCCATAACCGATGGATAAATCTGCGCCTCTGCGCAGGCCTTTAGATATTGAAAAGTTCTGTCCTTTACCATCTCAAAGTCGGAAAAGTCAATTTTCCCCCGGCCTTCGGATTCCTTCAATTTTTCAATATGCGTTTCAATGTCCGTCTTTAGCTGATCTCCTTTGTGTTGGTCAGCTTGTGCCTTGTAAATTTTCCTTGTATACCCGTCCCGCTCCTTGTGAGAGGCCAGGGCATCAGACATTTCCGGCACTGTTGGCAATCTGTTCACATCGTCACTCCTCATCAAATAAAAAACCCGTCAATATCCCCGCTGGAGATATTGGCAGGCACTTGGGATAAACCACTTGGCACTATCAAGCCTCGTCTCTTGTTTTCTTCTCGTTTATCTAAGTCGATTTTGATATTACTTTTACAATTTTTGCAATATGGGAAAATGATTCCGCTTGTCACGCTATCTACATACAAAAGGATTTTTTTCTTGCCCTTCATTAAACAGTCAGGGCAATATATACAGTCAATCAAATGTTCACCTCCGATCTCAGCAATTCGCATTCCCAGTTTCCACGAAAAACAATTCCAGACTTCACAGCCGGTATTTATTCTTAAGTCACAAAGCCACCTCCAACATATCAGCAAACGCATAGACGGCCTTTTCATAATCATCCGCATATGGCGCTATAAATTCGTTGTGCATATCAACACCGTTTTCCCTGTAAACGCCTATCATACAACCATAAACTTCTCCTTGTTGTAATTGGGTGAGATAGGTGAGTTTGGGTGGATGTCCATTTTTGAGCATCTCACCCAGCATAATCCCTTGCGGCACAATGGTTTGCGAAATTGGGTGAGTTGGGTGGGTTGAAAATGACCAAAAGAGAAAATAAATATGTAAATAGCTGCTGCGCACCATCAATAGCAACTATGTACTATTTTTATTTATTTATATAAAAGTTAACTCACCCAATTCACCCAATACCCTGTAACACTTGTGGCTCAATGTTTTTAGTGGGTGAGTTGATAATGGAATTTAATCCACCCATCAATTCACCCAATTCACCCTATCGCCCATGCCCAAAGTTAAATATCTGTGCTGTTACATGGTGTTTCGGGAGCAGGTACTGCGGTGTACCATGAAGAAATCTCTGATCTTTTGTGTTGGCCCCTGGTGGGTTGTCCTCTATGATCTTTGCGAGAGCCTTTCCAACCTTCCTTGCATCTGCATTTATAATCTCCGCAAATTCCGCTGCTGACCACCATTCCCATTGACTGACGGGCATGTTATAATCAAGCAGCGCAGATATTTCCAGCTCATACTGCAATCTTTGCTCAAATTCCCGGTTATCCGCTTGCAGCTCCCTCATTTCTTCATCTGTCAGTCTGAAACCCTCTTTATCTGCCAGATACATTTGATATGTTTCGCGCCAAAGTTGCGCAACGAAATGCCGATCAAGTGAAAACAACGCCTTTTTATCTATATTTGTGACATGAATTGTCCAGTATCTGCGGTTTCCGGTATCGTCCTTTAGGTAGTCCGCTGGATTGACAGTTCCACAAAACGATGTACGGCGCGGAGAGATTGTGTCCGTTCGCGCATACGGATATCTGATTTTGTCCTGTGCCCTTGTTACAAATGCCTTGATGCTGGATTGCTCCTTTTTTAAGGTGCTGTCCAATTCTCCAAGCTCTGTTATCCAACCGCTTAAAGCCGTCATGACGGAATCTTTGCTGTTAACGTCAAGCACGGCCCCTTCTACAAACCATTGTGGGAATGGGGACATGATACGGAAAAAGCTGGTTTTTGCAAGCCCCTGTTCTCCCTGCAGCACAAGAATACCATCAGCGCCAACGGGTTTTTGTTCATCATTTAGAGCAAGTGCAACACACTGTATAAACCACTTGCGAATGTACGTTTTATACTTTGGGTTTGCAACCCCCAAAATTCTGTATACCTCCGGAAATCGGCTAATTTTATCCCATGTATCTTTCAGCAAATACTCCTTGACAGGGTTATATCTATTCCAGTCTGAAATGCACACAAGATAATCATCTATAGCCTGCCGGGAAACTCCCTTATATTTGCACGATCTCAAATAATCCATCAAATAGGCAGGAAGCACATTCGCCGCGTTTTCTTTTGAATAGACTTCCGGCAGTCCTGTAACCTCTGTGATTTTTAAGAGTTGGTTATAACGTACAGAAATACCTAGATCATCAAGGGCCTGCCTTGTCGCTTCGAGCGTCAGTCTGTGCTCTTCGTTGTATGCCCGCCCGTTCCTGGCCTCTTGGTTTTTCATGGTAGACGAACTATAGGCCCCCGGTTCCCACACCTCCTCATTCTGCGCAAGGCTGAGAATCGCCAGCGTTCCGGCCTTGCCCCCCATGTATTCAATTAAATCTGTAGTATCTCCCTTCTCAGGAAGCTCCGGCCACGCTTTCGTTAAGTCCAGTATCTTTACCTCTGCGGCGATAGGTTTCAGCGCGGCGGCCATGCGCTGCGCGTACTCTTTGCCGGGTGTGTCGTTGTCCTGAATGATGTAAACATGCTTTCCGGAAAACAACGGCGTGTATTCTGCGCTCCATTTGCTGTTCGCGCCATCTGGGAGGCTGACTGCTGACTTGCCCATCCGCCCCCATGTATCCACGTCCTTCTCTCCTTCAACAAGGAAAATATGGGTTGCAAGGTTATCTGAGGAGGGATACAGCAGCGGAGCACTTTTTCCTCTCCCCTTTTCCCATGCGCCTCCCTCCATGTGGAACCAACACGCATATTTTGAGCCATCCGCCCGGCGATACACGGCCTTCTTGATCTGCCCACCTGGATAGATATGCTCCCGTTCGACCTGCCCATAATCCTGCTTCTTTGGTGGTCCCTGTATATCAAATTCCTGCTTCATCCACTCCGCCGCCTCAATATTTGATATGCCCCGATACCGGGCCACGAGGTCAACGGCGTCCCCATGCTCACCACAGCCGAAACACTTCCAGCCATCGGCGTACACTTGCAAACTCGGGTTCTTGTCCCCGACATGGAGGAAGCACCGCGCCTTGTCTTGTCGGTTTATTTCCAGTCCCAGGCGGCGGGCAACCGTGCGGCAATCCTCTTTTTTTAGTTCATTAAAATCGATTTGCAAAACTGCACCTCCGCTTATCCAATAGCTGCTATCGCCATGAGATTTCGGCAACATTTAATCAACATCAATTTGCAGATTGAAAAACTTGTCTAGCGCCTCTGTGGACACATAGTAAGATCGGCTCCCGGGCTTTACGCTGGGAATTTGGCCGCTTTTTACCAGTTTTTTGAGCATATATTCAGTTACTGGGCATTCCGGGTCTTTCTCTTTCAGATACTTAATTGCTCCGCTGATCGTTCTAATCATTTTAAAACTCCTCTCAAAATAAAAAGGGGCCAAAACCCCTGTTAAAACAGAAGTTTTGACCCTATGGCCGTCTACCATCCCCCTATGAGGCGGTGCATTATTGGGTTGTTAATACTCGCGCGAGTGTTTCTGTTGCTCTAACCTTTGCTTCATCTATAGCGTGGGTATAAGTCTTTATCGTTGTGTTTATATTCCTGTGTCCCAAGATGCTCGCCGTGGAAGATACATCTGCACCATTTGCAATTAGTAGACTTGCCACCGTATGCCGGAAAGCATGTGCCGCCACGGCTGGCAGGCCATTCCGCTTACAGAAATGCTTAATTGTCTGCTCTACAGTTGCGGGATGTGTTGGCTCACTCGGGTTTGATACCTTGTAAAACACATACGTTTCTGCGTTGAACGTATCGCCCAGGCGATCATATAGCCCTTCGGTTTCCTGCCGGTATTCCCATAGCACTTCTTGAAGCGCCAATGGCATGTATATGATACGCCCTTCCTTTGTCTTTGTTTGGCCGTATTTCAGCCCGCCTCCCGGCATCGTGGTTATTCCGTGGTCAATAGTGATCTGCCCTGTTTTAAAGTTTACTTTGCTCCATCGCAAGGCGCACAATTCACCTATGCGCATGCCAGTATGTAGAAGTGTGTAAATTAGGGCCTTTTTTCTCGTGTCCTCTTTATTGGCGCAGCATAGAAAGTGGAGGGCCTCTGTTTCAGATAAGAACTTTTTGCGTCGCGGAGCGTCCCGCCCCTTTGCGATTTTTGCCCGCTTTGCCGGATTAAATTTGATTAACATTTCAAATTCAGCATAGTCTAAAACCTGAGTGCAGAAAGAGGCCGTGTGTTTAATTGTTATCTCTGAATATTTTTTCTCTGACGTGGATAAAAACAGATTTTTTAACGGCTTCCCAAATACTTTCGCTATCGTTTCCGCCCCGCGTCTAGTCGCTTTCCGCTTGTTCCGGACAACTTGCTGATATTGTTCCGCCCCTATCTTGCGTACATAATCATTGATGCGGAGCCCGTCCTGCTTTGCAAGTTCAGACACATCTGCTGAGAATATAAAATACTCCGCCTTGATTTCTGAAATTGCTTTAAACGCCGTTGATATATGCCCCGGTTTCAAATCGGATAATTTTATATTCCCAATGTGTGGTTCGAGGATGCGCAAATATGAGCGATGATTTCTTAATGTGTTGTCCGCAGCACCTTCCGCAGCTTTCAAGCCTATAAAATATTCCGCGAACTGTTTGAATGTTTGCTTTTCGTCCAATCTAAAGCCATCTTCGATCTCCTGCTCAAACTGAACAACAGCCCTTTGCAATTCTTTTTCGATTTGCCGCTCCGACATACCGGGATCGGGCTTCCACGTCCTGAAATGCCGTCTTTGCTTCCCATCGGGGCCGAATCCATCCGAAACCGTAATCTTGTACGATATGGATCCGGTTGCCCCTATACGCTTCTTAATTGACGCCATTCTATCCCCTCCCCTTTTAGTGCAAATTTGGCGCAATTCTATAGGAAATGTCCGCCGTTTTTCCGTTAGGCTATGCTCGGGAAACTGTTGATATTCAACGCTTATCGCTTCTTGTATTTAGTATACTATTTCTTTGGACATAAGTCAATAGGTTTTTCACGCAAAAGCTCCCTTTGTTTTCTTTTTCGCCTATTTTCTCATAATAAGTCGTGTACTGCGCTTTATAAATGCGTTTTTTCTTCTCTATTTTTCTGCGCGGTGCAACTTTTGGCGCAAGTAAGCGGCCCCCACCCATCGGATAGAGGCCGCCACATTCAATTTGCTTTACTTTTAATTACCCCCAAAACTACCACCTTGCCGCCCTCGATTTTGACCTCTACGGCGCTATTTTGAGCTTTTCTTAATTCGCGCTCAATAGCGGCTATGTCACATTTTTGTAAGTTGATTTTCACATTGGGCCTCCTTACTTGAAAAAGGGGCCGGGGCGCATATATCCCCGGCCCATGTATCAGTTCATCATATATTGAATTAGCGTCCGCTCGTCCTGCGCATACCGGGCAAAGGTACGCTTTACCCATGCTATCCCCTGGGGCTTGTCCATGTCGCTCTCCCTTTCTCACAAGATATAGAAATACCGCTCCTGCAACTTCATAAGCAGCTTGACGGCCTCCAGGCGCTCCCCTGGCGTGGCGTCGGGATTGTCCCTGATCTGGCGGAGGGCGGCGGCCTGGGCCTTAATCTCCGCTTGTTCCCGCTCGTGGCGATCTCTCCTGGCCTGCTCATTCTTGCGGCGGGTTTCCTGGCTCTTATTCATGGTTTGCGGCCTCCTTTCCCTGTTCATAAGCCGTTCTTGTCCAGAACAACATAAAGCGAATATATCTCTTCATAAATGGCCGCTCCCAATGATCGGCCTTTCCCATGTCGGAAAGAGTCTGACGCGCGTCCTCCTCGCTCTCCGGGAAAGGAATCCGCTTCCCGGCTCTGCCGCCTTCATAGCAATCATTCAGGACTTCTACGGATCGCCTCATAAGTTCCTTCTCGAAGTCGTTTAGTTTCCGTCCGGCTCCGGCCTCCTGATAGGCCGCGAATGCTTCCGTTGTGGTGGGGAATGTAATCATACCACCACCGCCTTTTCGTATTCGGCAATGGTAGCCCTTAGCCGATCAATGACAGCTTCCACATCCTCCCCGAGCATCTCCCGGTATGCTTCCGGGTTCTCAAGACGGCTCTCAAGGCATCTTAGGTGCCATTGATAGTCACTCATCATAGGGATAGCCACAAGGGGCAGTTTGCCAAACCTCTTATCCTCTACAAACCCGACGACGGGATACTCCCGGCCCCCGATATTCATTGTTTTCATACCGCCGCCTCCATTCTCTCTTTAAGGATACCTCTTGTATACTTAATAATGGCATCCGTTGTTCCTGGTGCGACGTCTTCCCGCTTTATTCTGTTGGATTGCAACACCTCGATTGCCGTTTCCAGTTCTGCGTTGGATGCCGCCTGTATGTCGGGGTGGTGTTTGTCAATTACGATCCCGGGCTGTCCGGCTGCTAATGCCTCCACTGCAAGAATGACGGCCATATAATCTCCTGGCTGTCCTTTTTCCCTCAGTTGGCCCAAGAGATAGATAAACTCTTTTTCTTGTTCCGTGCGGTTCATTGTAAGTTCCTCCTTGATTTCTGGAGGGGGCTATGATAAACTGTCACCATAGCCCCGCTCCGGGGTTCAGGCTCTCATATCCTCTTGCTTTGGTCGGCTTGGATATGGGGGCTTTCCTTATGCCACAGAGAACCGGCGCACCGTGGTTTCTTTCGTGAACCGCGCGGCCACGTCCGGCAGAGCCTTTTTAAGGGCCGTAGCGTCCAGTCTGGCCGTGGTGACTGGCTTCCAGGTGATCTTATACTCCCCGGCCTGGACGGCCTCCTGGGTGCCCATAGCGGCCTTTATGGCGTCCTTGATGGTCTCCGCCTCCGCCTGGGCCTCGTCGATCAGGGCTTGCAGCTGCCGCAGCTCCCGGCACTTCATTTCTAATTCGTTGATGCTCATTGTTTTTCCTCCTGCATAAGAATTTCTAGATTTGCTGGGGTTATGGGGTGCGGCGATTCAGGCTCACCGCCCAGGGCCTATATTAAACCGCGGTTCCGATCTTCTCGAATTCCTCCCGGCCACCGTTAAAAATTTGGCTGCCATACTTCTGGCTGATTTCTTCCATACTGGTGTTCCCCCGTCTCCACTTCCGGCCCGGCTCCTCGTGGTGCCAATACCATTGCTTTTTATTCTGGCTCCAACGGAGGCCCAGGGCTTTCAGCTGTTCCCGGTGGGGCTTCGTGTTCCCGCTGACCCATACCCAGGACCCGCAAAGCTCAACAACGATCTCACCAAATTTTAAAAGTGCTTCGATAATGTCCCGGAATTCTGCCGCCGTCTCCGTGGTCTGGTGGTATTCGTCGGCGCTTGCGTTATGCTGCTTTTTCAGGGCCTCGAAAAGTGCGTCATGCTCGGCGTTAATGGCCTGCATGATCTCGGTGCTGCCCCCGCAGTCGGGGTGATACTTCATAGCTAAACGGCGGTACTGCTTCTTCAACTCTTCCAGAGTTCCGCAGTTCTTAAAATACATCATGTAACCCTCCTGTTAAGTTCCACATATCGGCGGATTATAGAGAGGGCATCCGGTCCGTTCCCGGTCCACCTGTCGCAGCCGCCGGAGATTGAAGAGAGGCCATCGGGACCGTGAACCCGTCCGCCTGTCGCATCTCTTGTTCTTTGCTATGGTCTTATTGTAATATATGATTAACCATATATCAAGATGGAATATTGCACAAGGTTAATCATATATTCTTGTCCATTTTGTATATGGTTAAGCATATATAAATATGGTATACTGTCAGTAGCAAGGGAGGTGATTTATTGGCACCGACAGAGGCGCAAAAGAGGGCATCAGCCAAATACCAAAAAGAAAACATAGCAAGTCTAGCGTGTCGAGTAAAGAAGGAACAAGCTGAGAAGTTTAAGTCCTACTGTGCAGACATGGGAAAGACTTCAAATGCAGTTCTTAGGGACTATGTTCTTGATTGCATCGACGAAAAGGAAGAGGCCGGGGAGTAACCCCGGCTTTCTGCTTTAAATGCCATGTGAGCGGCTTTGATGCCAGGAGAGACTTTCTCAGCTTCATTCAAACTATCAATGAAGTGCTCTGCTCTTTTGACGGTTTGTTCTCCGACTCCAAAATCATCCGCAATCTTTTGAGCTGTATTTTCGTACTTTTTCAAAAGACCATTTTGGCCTTTTGAAAAATTGTCTGATCTTCTGTCACCTCCGGCAGTCATCTTCTGCGCCTTGTAAGCCTCGCCAATCAGCGCTGTCTTTTGCTCATCAGTGATATTCCGCCGTCCCAACTGGTTCCGACACATCCAAACGATAGCGGCCCACTTATCAGGAAAATCCATCTGCTTGATTGTTGCCCCCCCCCTTCCC